GAACAGAGTCATGGGGACATAGCGGATAAAACCGCATGTCTCTCCGATGATGAAGTCTTCAATACAGGAAATATCCAAGATGAAGAAATCAGTAAGTCAGTCCAAGAGGAAGCTCTTTAACCCTGACGAAGTGGCGACAGCCATCAGTCAGAACTTAAATCGTGATTTATCTGCCTCCACACAGTTGTACGGAGGCCTTAATTCACTTCAAGAGTTCTTTTCAGAAGCTCAGTCCGACGCGTGTATTAAAAAGTACGCGCCGGCTGCTGCCGACTCTGGCGTGGTTGAAAAAGAGGCTTTTACAGCCTTCCTTCAAACCAATGTCAGGATGCGTGAAGTTAACCGGAAGTTCCGGGCCCCTCGCGACATACCTGCAAACGTCCAGACTCCCCACGAACGTTTATTAGTTCGTGCCCGGGCTTTAATAGCTTGGGTTCTTAGGGAGGTTAGCTGGTGTGAAATCGTAGAAAACGTTACCCATTCGGGTGGCGTTACTAGAGGTGTGTCCTATTCGGACACTAGTCTAGAAGCGAAGTTCACATGGCCAATGACTGCAACAAAAGAAGTGGCATTACTATTTAATGAGTATCTAGCCGAAGATTTACTTTTAGGCCGAGCTATTGAGAATTTTAATAGCCAGAAGTCAGCAATTGCTGATAGATACGAGTTAGTAGATGCATCACGTGCTACGACCGTCCCAAAGACAAAGACCAAACGGCGCATGATAGCAATTGAGCCTACACTGAATATGTTTTTTCAGCAAAGCTTGATGAAAATCATGTATCGTCGTTTAGCCGATGTTGGGTTGGACGTAGAGAGTTTGCCCGAGCGGCATAAGAAACTCGCATGGATTGGGTCTGTAACTGGCAACTTAGCCACTATAGACTTCTCTTCTGCGAGCGACTGTGTCTCTCTCGAACTACTGCGGTATTTACTACCTGCAGATTGGTTTGGCTGTATTAACTTGGTCCGCTGTCCGAAGATGGAAATCTTAGGAGAAACAGTGGATTTATCCATGGTTAGTACAATGGGTAACGCGGGAACGTTTCCGCTGGAGACTCTCGTATTCTGGGCCATAGGAGTGTGTACAATCATGCAGCAGGAGCGGAAAAATCCGTATTCCCTTCTCAGTTTACCTGAGGAGCGGGACGCGGTATCCGTTTTCGGCGATGATGTCATACTACCAACTGAGCACGCTAGGGCCTTTATGGCCGAATGTGTCAAGTTGGGATTCCTGGTTAACGATGAGAAATCGTTTTTTGAGCCAGGTCCTGGGTTCCGGGAGAGCTGTGGAGGTGATTACCTTCGCGGTTCAAATGTGAGGCCTTTCTATTTGAAGGCCCCTACCTCAAACCGTATGAGTGCTCTCGAGCCTTGGTTGTATGTAATCCTCAATGGTGTCTTACCGAAGTACATTTCGTACTTCGGCACCAATGGATATATCTACGAAAAGGCTCTTCTCGAGTACTTGTTTGGTTTGTTCCGTAAACATAAGCTGAAGGTTAAGCTTGTGCCCGCGGATTTCCCTGATGACGCCGGTCTCAAAACTCGAGATTGGCAGCGCCTCCGTTTGTGTTACCAGTTCCATATGGATACTGTAGCATGCACGGAGCAAGGGTGGAGTAGATTCCGATACTGTCGATTCCAATATAGGAGTCGGCGAGACCGGGACGAGTTCCTACGGTACGCAACATGGTTGAAAGATCCCACTGAGCCTTCGGCTTGGTGGAAGAAGATCTCAAAACCTAGTACCCATTTCCCCATTAGGAGAAAAGGTG